ACCAGAATCATTAAAATCTCTTGATGATAATATGCTATTAAAATTATTATTTAAATACAAGAGCAAATCTATAGAAAGTAAACCTTGGATAGATTTTATATTTGAAATAAAAGATTTCTTAGAAATAGAAAAAAATAATTTATCTTTACAGGAGAAGGACGATTTATTCTTTAATAGCACTCAATTTTCTCTTTATTACATTGATAGGCTTAAGATTTTAAACGATTATAAGAAAAACATAAACAACTATAATAATTTTGAAACATTAAATAATTCGTACACCAAAATCGTTTTTATAGTTTCTAAGTTAGAAGAGGCACAAAGTAAAAAAGGAAAGAAATATTTTCAATTAGAAATCTCAGATGGTTTAAATGTTAAGCAGGTTAGATGTTGGGGAGATAGATTAGATTTAAAGAGAAATGATATTTGCCTTGGGGCATTCCATATAGATAAATTTGGGGTGACACTTAATTTAAAAGAGGGGATAACCGTATTAAAAGATTAGAAAAAATAAAAATAATTTTTTTTATTAATTTTATTTTTTATATATTTGTAAACTAAATTTTTCACTAATTTAATAAAAAGTATGAGTACAAGAAAAGATGCAATCTTAGAGAGATTAGCAAAATTATCCAACAATGGAAAGGCACCAAAAGTGCAAACGGGAGATTCTGAGAAGAAAGAATCTATTTATGCAAAATTTGATTATAAAGGAAAGAATGAATTTCTTTTTCTTCCTTATAAATCAACCGTAACAGAAACAGAGCCCGAAGGCGATATTTTTATGGCGTGGAATTTCCATAAGAATTTAACTGATAATCCTAAAAAAGAAATTCATGCAATGTCTAATTTTTTAGAGATTGGAGAAAAAAATCTTTGTCCTATTAATAAGGCGATTGTAGAGTTAAAGAAAGATTTCATGGGAAACAAGTCTATTTGGAAACCAATTGAAGAACAAACAAAATTTATGGTTCCGGTTATAGACTTAAATGATGTTGAGGGTGGAGTAAAATGGTTTTCATACAAAGTTTCTGTTAAAAAACAATTAGAGAATGAAATTTCTAATATGGAAGATGACGAAACTTTATTTTGGGATTTATCAGCACCTAAAAAAGTTATAATTACATTTGACGGTGATGCGCCAGCAGCCACAATGTATGCAGTATCTTTTAAAGAAATAAAAGACAAAGAGTTATTAAAAACAATTAAAGCATCTAAAAATGATTGGATTGAACAATGTGTTGACCCTAAACAATTAATGAAAAACTATTGGGACTTGCAAAAGAGACAAGAGTTGATTGAAGGATACTTAGATAGAGTTGAGGGTGCTGCAAGTAATAAAAAAGAAGAAATAGAAGATAGTTTAGATTCTTTGGTAGATGATGATGAATAAAAAATAACAAAAGAGAGTGCCCGGTATAGAAATATACATTTAACACATGACGGGTTCGACCAAAGGATGACTTGAGATGTAGGTTCACATTATTTTTACAATTTAATGTGATTAGCGTAAGGACTACCATAATTTGTTATTATTAAAAATTAAAAAAAATGTAATTATGAATCCATTCATACAAAAATTAATAAACAAACAAAATGAATTGGTGCCTAACAGCTCAATGTCTGGCAGTGATTTATCAAGCGAAGTAAAAATCTGGATACCAACAGGTGATTATAAATTGGATATAACAATTTCCAATAAAGAACAAGGCGGTTGGCCTTGTGGTAGAGTTGTTGAAATATTCGGTAAAGAATCAATAGGAAAAACAACTCTTGTATTAAATGGTTTAAAGAATTGTCAACAAATGGGCGGAGTTGGCATATTTTATGATGTTGAACAAGCAGGTGCATTTGAAATGATGGAAGCTTGCGGTGTTGATAGAGAAAATATGATTTATAACAATTCAACCTCAATAGAAGATGTCTTTACTTCATTAGAAGAAACTCTAAAGGAGATTGCAAAAGAAAAATCAATGAAAGGTAAACCTGTAATATGTATTATTGATAGTATTGCGGCACTTGTTACTGATGCAGAGTTAGAAGCCGGATATGAAAACAATATGAACCTTGGAGGTCTTAAACCAAAACAGTTAGGTAAAGGATTAAGAAAAATTTCTCCATTCTTAAAAGATGCAAATTGTTGCTTAATACTCTTAAACCAAATTAGACAAACTATTGGAATAAGTTATGGTGACCCAGACATTGCACCAGGCGGAAAAGCAAAAGATTTCTTTGCTTCTCTAAGGATAAAGTTATTGGGAATGAAAAAAGTTGAGGTTGCTGAGGTTGTTATGACAGATGAAGAATATGAAATAGTTGTTAATAATTGGAAGAAAAATGGTAAAGAAGGCCCTAAACCAAAGAAGCCCAAAGGTGAATCTTTACCTCTAGGTTGTGATGTGAATGCAAAGTTAATTAAAAACAAAGTTGGTATCCCACATAGAGAGACAACATTCAGAATAATGTTCCTGCAAGGTATCAGAGAATCTAAAACATTATTGGATTTCTTAGAAGATAATGATTATGTTTCAAAATCTGGAGCATGGTACACTTGGTTAGACCCAGATAAAGATTGTCCAATTCCCGATGGTGAAAAATTCCAAGAAAAAGGATGGGAAGAATATTTATCTGATTTAGATATTTATGAATGGGTTAAATCAAAAATCAGAAAGAAGACAATTAAGAAAATTGATATGTCTAAAATAAAAGATGATGATTTGCAAGAATCAGAGTTTGACTTAGGTGAAGATAACCCTAAGAAATCAAATAATTAATAAATTTCTCAATTTAAATTAGGTTGATAATTAATAATATTGTCAACCTAATTTTTTAAAAATACTTTATGAAGCCAAGATTATTATATATAGATGGATTTAATTATTTTTATCGTGCATTTGCAAAAGATAAGCAATCTACAAATGAGGATGGAACACCAATAGGTGGAGTAATTACATTTATGAGGCAATTATTCTCAACGATAAATTATCTAAAACCTAATTATGTAGTTATTTGTTTTGATGGAGATGGAGCCGGCGAGAGAAGAAGAAGTATATTTAGAGATTATAAAGATAGAAGAGGAAGGAGAAAAGATAGATTAGTTGTTACTGAATATGCTAATTTTAGTAATGAAGATTTTCAGGTAAATTTATTAATGGAATTGTTAAGCTATTTTCCTTTTCTTATAACAAAAGTAGATTATTTAGAGGCTGATGATGTTATAGAGTATTTGACAACAAAAAACGCTAACACTTATGAACAATTTATTTGCAGTACAGACCAAGATTATTATCAATTAATAAAAGATGGAGTTTCTGTTTGGTCGGCAGAAAAGAAAATTATAATAAACAAAGACAACTTTAAGGAGCAAATAGATGTGCTTCCTGAGAATTTTATTTATTATAAAGTTTTAAATGGGGATATAAGCGATAAGATACCAGGTGTAAAAGGATTAGGTGAAGATAGAATATTAAAATATTTTCCGGAATTATCAACAATACCATTTAGAGATTTTAATGATTTATATTTATTGATAGATGATTTAAAGGATGATAAAACCAAAACATTAAAAACAATAAGAGAGTCAAAAGATTTATTACATAGAAATTATAAATTAATGAAATTAAATGAATCTAACTGTTCAGAATCTTCAAAGAGAAAAATAAAAGAACAATTGGATGTGCAATATGGCTTCCACCAATCTTTATTATTAACTTTTTCTTACTTACAGAAAAAAAAATACAATATTTATTTTAAAGATGTAAATAATATAACTAACTTGTTGAAGCAAATATCAACGAAACTAAAATTAGAAGCATAAGATGGCAGAAGAAGTAAAAAAAGATTTTTCTATTTATGGAGACTCTTTTCAAAAATCATTATTACATATTTTAATTAACGACACAAAATATCTAACACAATTAAAAAACATTATTGAATATGATTATTTTGATAATAAATATTTTAAAGAGATTTGTAAATTATTATTAGAGTATATAAGAGAACATAACTCTGCTCCAGGTTTTGATATATTAAGAATATTAGCAGAGAAGAAAGAGTTAAATGATATAAATTTTAAGAAAAAAATAAAAGAAATCCAAGATAGTGATAGAGCTAATTTTGATTTTGTCTATAAAGAAACAAGAGATTTTTGCCTAAGCTCTTATACATTGAAAAATTTAGAAAAATCTTTAGATTTATTAATGGTTGGCAAGAGAGAAGAATCTAAGAAATATGCATTTGAAGCTTATAAATATGAAGATTTAGATGACCAACGTGTTATTGATGTTAAGAGGGATAGAATTAAATTATCTGGAGAAACAAATAAAAATCCGGTTCCAACTATATTCCCTTCATTTAATAAAATATCAAAAGGAGGCCCTGGAGCAGGAAGATTATTTATTCAAGTAGCCCCATCACATTTTGGTAAGACGTCATCTTTAATATCACAAGCAAGAACAGCATCTGTTAATAATGTGAACACATTATATATATCTTTAGAAGATAATGAGAAATCAATCACAACAAGAGTTTTATCTGGGTTGTTTGATATGGAACAAGAAGAGTTATACTCTGGTAATCATGACGAATATGTAAATAAAAAGAAACAAGAATTATTAAATGGAGAATTTATTGTAAAACATTTTCGTTCTAAGAATGGACAAATATCTAATTTTAAAAACTTATTAAATAGTTATAAGGCACAAGGTATCTTCTTTCAATTAATTTGTGTCGACGGTTTAAACCAAGTTAAATTAGAAAAAGGAGAAAAATATTTAAATGACAATGATAAGTTCGAGCATTTATGCGAAGAATTTAGAGATTGGGCAGAAGAAGAACAGATGTGCATAATATGCAATTTCCAGACAAATAGGAGCGGATTTGATAATCTTTCAGCAGATGCAAAGAATATTGGTAAGGCAATTGAGGTATTTCAAGTAGCAGATTATGTTATTATGTATGTTCAAGATAAAAACATGAAGGTAAATGATGAAGCATTTGCTTTATTGTTAAAAAACAGATTAGGTATATCTTCTAAAGCTATAAAAGTTAAAATAGATAATGCAAAGAGTGTTTTCACAGAAATGGGAAGATTAATGGATTTAGCAGATGTTTCAGGATTAGACCAAGCAAACACGACAATAGAATCAATAAAAAGTATTAGAGATAAAATAAGAAGATAAAAAATGATAGAAAGAATATTAACAGAGACAGGCACAGAGAGATTTTCTTTATTCCCAATTAAACATCAAGATTTATGGAATGACTTTTATAAAGTACAATTAAATGCTTTTTGGACAGTAGAAGAAGTTGATTTATCTAAAGATTTAGATGATTGGAATAATAATTTAAATGAGAATGAGAAATTTTTTATTAAAAATGTCTTGAGTTTCTTTAATCAGGCCGACGGGATAATAAATGAAAACTTAGCAGAAAACTTCTTAAGAGATGTGAAATATCCTGAAGCAAAATGTTTTTATGGGATACAAATTGCAATAGAAAATATTCATGCAGAAATGTATTCTAAATTAATAGATACATATATTGAAAATGAAAATGAGAAGAGAGAATGTTTTTATGCTATAGATAATTTACCGGCCGTGAAGAAGAAAGCAGATTGGGCTCTTAAATGGATAGAGAATAGTACATTTCAAGAGAGACTGGTAGCTTTTGCAGTTGTTGAAGGAATATTTTTCTCAGGTTCTTTTTGTTCTATATTTTGGTTATCAAACAGAGGTTTAATGCAGGGTTTAGGTAAAGCAAATAGTTTTATAAATAGAGATGAAAATCTTCATTGTGAATTCGCTATTAACTTAATAAATAATCATATAGAAAATAAACCTACAAGAGAAAGAATTTTAGAAATTGTTTTAGATGCAGTTGATATAGAAAAAGAATTTATAATAGAATCTCTACCTTGTGATTTATTAGGAATGAATAAAATTCTAATGGCTAGATATATAGAATATGTAGCTGACCAAATGTTATTAAAATTAAGATGCAAAAAACATTTTAATTCAAAAAATCCTTTTAAGTTTATGGAAGGAATTGCATTAAATGGAAAACAAAACTTTTTTGAAGGACGTCCAACAGAGTATCAAAAAGCAAAATTAGATGGTGAAATTAATTTTAATGAAGAATTTTAAAGATAAATAATTATGGATTTTATATTTCATATTTTAGGTTTATGCCCAGACCATCATAATCATTTTAATTTTATTTTATTTTTATCTGAATTTATGAGTGGAAATTTTTGTTGGTGCACAATTAAAAACTATTTAAAAACAAATTATGGATTATACAGAAGCAATAGAAAAATCTTTAACAGTAAAATGGAAGATTAAAACTTGTAAACAAGGAGAAGAATGTTGGTGTAGAGAAGTTTTACCTGCAGAAGAAATACTCTATTTAGACGGAGATTCTATACACCCATATACTATTGTTCACTCGGGAGAGATGAATAAGAAACATGCTGAGCATTTTGTTAAATTACATAATAAAAGTTTAGAATGATTTGGTTTACGAGCGATTGGCATCTAGGCGATGATAGGCTAGGTATTGAAGAAGGCAAACCTAATGTTTTTTTTAGACCTTTTTCTTCTATTGAAGAACAGAATAATACGATTATAAATAATTGTAATAAATATGTTAAAGAAGATGATATTCTCATACATCTTGGTGATGTATGTTTTAATAGTGATTACTTACCTTTGTTAGAAAAGATTAATTGCAGGAAAAAGATTTTAGTTTTAGGAAATTATGATGAAGATAAAGAGTTATTATTAGAAAGGTATTTTTCTAAAATTGTCTCTGATTATGAAATGGGAACACATTCTTATAATTTTTATTTAGACCATTATCCTCTTAGGTGTAAAAATGTTTTAGAAATTAATAATGATTATGATTATGCTATCACGGGCCATATACATGGTGCTTGGAGATTTAATGGTAAATGCATTAATGTTGGGGTTGATGCTTGGAATTTTAACCCAATATCTGAGAAAGATATTTTATTTTTAATTAATGGTATAGAAAATCATTATGATGAAAATGTTTTTTTAGATAGATAGAAAATAAATAAATTATGAATAAGTATTTAGTAAAAAAAAATATATCTGATATTTTTAAAGTAAATTTACTCGGAGAACAAATACATTTCTTAAATGATATTGAATTTTCAACAAAGAAACCTCTTGAAGATATTATTGAACCCAATGACCATAGAATAGATTATATTTGGAAGATTGGTAATGAGAATAATGGTTTAACACAATTAAAAGAATTAATAGAATAATATGGAAGTAATAAAACGTAATGGACAATCAGTAGAGTTTAATCCGAACAAGATATTAAATAGAATAAAGAAATCGGCAGATGGATTAGGTATAAATACTGATGAGTTATTTATAAAGGTAACTCAGGGTATATATGATAAGATAACAAGTGCAGAGTTAGATGAGTTAATAGCAAATACTTCTATAGGTTATATAACTGATAACCCTCAATACTCGATGTTCGCTTCTAATATACTTATTTCGCGTTTACATAAGGAAATCCCTTTGAATTTATTAAAAGTAAGTAAAACACTTTACAAAAAAAATAAACTTAATAAAACGTATTACAAGAAGGTTCTTGAGTGGGGAGAAGAGTTTGAAAAACATATAGATTATAAAAAAGATTTTGAGTTTGATTATTTTGCTATTGGAAGATTAAAATCAGTTTATTTATTAAAAGAACAAATA